AAGGAACCGCCGGCGGCGCCGCCGCAAGCTCGCAAGGGCTGGGAGAAGCAAGTCGGTCTGTCGCTGAAGTGCATCAGCGGCGAGGACACCGGCCTCGAAGTGCGCTACACCACGACGAGCGTGGGCGGTAAGCGCGGAGTGCAGACGTTGGCGGTGGCGATCGCTGAGCAGGTCGATAAAGACCAAGCGAAGCCGGTCGCTATCGTGCGTCTGGGCAAGGAGCATTACCAGCACAAGTCCTATGGCCGCATCTTCACGCCCGTCTTTGAAGTCGTGCGCTGGATCGGCATGGAAGGTGACGCTCCTGAGTCTGTAGAGGCAGAAGCTCCTGCGGTAACAGAAGCCGCTGCCCCCACGGGTCGTCGGCGCAGGGCCGGCTAAAGGAGAGGGAGCCGAAAGCCGTCGCCCCACCCACCCAAGCGGCGAGTAGGCTCCCGATTCTGATGAAGCGTGAACGACGCAACTGCCCCGTCTGTGGCGTAGAGACGTACGGCGGTAAAGCCTGCCGTTACCACAAGCGCGTCTATGACTGGCACGAACGAACAGCGCGTGAGCGACGTGTGAGTTACTGGGCGCACATGATCGGCGAGCTGATAGACAAAGCGAGAGCAGCATGACCAAACCGTCATGGAAAAACCTAGTCCTGACGCTGGAGCAGTACCGCGTGCTGATGGAGCGCAAGCGCTGGGCACGCATTAACAACGAGCGCGTGCGGTACAAAGATTTAGTGGAAGCTTGGGGTATCAAGCAGCACCACATGGCGACCGCCGTGTTTCGCGGCATTAAACAGTACGACTACATCCTGTGGAAAGAACAGCAGTGACTCTTTGGGTCGACTTCGAGACGCGCAGCCGCTACGACTTGAAGGTCGGCGGCGTCTACAACTACGCGCAGGATGCCAGCACCGAGGTGCTGTGCATGTCCTACGCGTTCGACAACGAGCCCGTGCAGACGTGGCTCCCGGTGCACCCGTTCCCTGAGCGCGTCGCCAACTTCAAAGGCCAGATCCGCGCGCACAACGCCGCCTTCGAGCGGCTTATCTTTTGGTACGTCCTGCAGCTCAACTACGACCTGACCCAGTTCTACTGCACCGCCGCGCAGGCGCGTGCCAACTGCCTGCCCGGCAGCCTTGAAGACATAGGCCGTGCGCTTGGCGCCGGTATGCGTAAAGACCATCGAGGCGCGGCGCTCATTCGCCAGCTCTCGATTCCAAAGCCCGACGGCACCTTCCGCAGCGACCCCGACCTGATGGCCGAGATGATCGCCTACTGCGAGCAGGACGTGCGCGCCATGCGTGCAGCGAGTCAGGCCATGCGTGACCTGTCCGATGCGGAGCTCGCCGACTACCACGTCAACGAGCGGATCAATGACCGTGGCGTGCTCGTGGACGTGCCGCTCTGCAAGGCCGCCGTCACCTACGCTGAGCAAGAGCTCACCGACATTGAGAAGCTCGTCGTCGAGATTACCGAAGGCGCGCTCACGTCAGTGCGCTCGCCGCGTATGCGCGAATGGGTCGCCGAGCGTTTAGGGGCAGAAGCCCGCAAGCTGATGACCGTCTACAAAGACGGCGAGAAGAAAACGTCGATCGACAAGGCGGTGCGCGCTAACTTGCTCGCCGTCACCGACCCTGAGCAAGTGCCGCCGGACGTGGCGGACGTTATCCAATGCGCTGACGATCTGTGGGCCTCGTCTGTCGCTAAGTTCAACAGGCTCGCCAACTTAGCCGATGTTGAGGATCACCGTGTCAGAGGAGCATTTGTATTTGCTGGTGGAAGTGCCACGGGGCGCGCTTCAAGCTATGGCGCCCAAGTTCACAACTTCACGCGTCGCACTCTTGGAAACGCTGATGCCGTCCGACATTCAATGGTCAGAGGTCACAGTATCGTTCCAGAATATGGGCGACGGGTTACAGATGTACTTAAAGGAATGTTGCGACCCGCTCTCATCCCCACCCGAGGTCACGTTTTCGTCGTGGCCGACTGGTCAGCGATAGAAGCCCGCGCGACGCCGTGGCTGTCCGCCGACCTGCAGGCCGACACCGTGCTCGATGTGTTCCGCGCAGGCGGCGACATATACAAGCGTGAGGCCGCCGGCATCTACAACACCACGCCCGACGCTATCACCGACGAGCAGCGCCAGATCGGCAAGGTCGCCATCCTCTCGCTTGGCTTCGCCGGCGGCATCGGTGCGTTCGCGGCGATGGGTCGCGGCTACGGCATCTTGATGAGCGAGTCCGACGCGCAGCGCATCGTCAACGCCTGGCGCCGTGCGAATCCATGGGCGCTGCGCTACTGGCAGTTGCTAGAGAACGCGTACATGCGCGCCATGCGTAATCCCGGCCACGAGTTCAGCGCCGGACGCGTGACGTATTTGTACGACAAGTTGCATCTTTGGTACATGTTGCCAAGCGGACGTGTGCTCAATTATCCGTTTGCACGCCTCGAAGAGGATGGCGTATCGTACTTGAAAGCCGCATGGAAACCCGCAGCCGACGCGACCGAATGGCCTCGCGCTCGACTTTGGCGTGGCCTTGCGTGCGAGAACATCACTCAGGCGACCGCCAACGATCTACTGCGCGAGAGCTTGCGCGAGCTGGATCGTCGAGGGCTGTCGACTGTCCTGCATGTTCACGACGAAATTGTTTTGGAGTGCCCCGAGGACGCCGCCGATGCGACCGTCGCCACGTTGCGATCGGTCATGTGCACGGCGCCCGCGTGGGCTGAGGGGTTCCCGCTCAAGGCCGATGTGAAGGTCATGAAGCGGTACGGGAAATAAAAAAGCCCCGGTGGGAGCCGGGGCTAACGCTCTAAGGAGAACTGAACGATGATGACCTTCGTCGACTATTTAGCACAGGCCGCCCCAGAAGGCGAGACAATTCTACTTGTGCGTCAAAAGCCGCGTATCTACGACGGCCAGCCGGCGCTGCACGGCGACGGCACGCCTAAATACACTTGGCCGCCGTGTCTGCCCGAGCGTTATCGCGAGGACAAGCCTGCCGCTTGGTACGGCAACACCGCGCTCTTCGTGCTTGATCGGTTCAAGGACGGCAAGCTCTCAGCAGGCGCCGCGTTCTCGAAACACGTCGCGTTCATGGTGCTCGATGACGTGGGTACCAAGTCCAAGATTCCGCCTCTGGAGCCGTCATGGAAGATCGAAACGAGTCCCGGTAACTACCAGTGGGGCTACACGTTCGACTACGACCACCAGCCGACGAAAGAGGATTTCGCCGCCGCGATTTTTGCGATCGCCGAAGCCGGCTACACCGACAAGGGCGCGATCAACGCCGTTCGTAATTTTCGCATCCCCGGCTCGATCAACTTAAAGCCTGGGCGCGATAACTTCCCTGCGCGCCTTGTTGAGTTTTCTCCTATTCGGTTTTTCACTCTCGATCAAATCTGTCGTGAGCTCGGCGTTACGCCTGCCGCCGCTGACACCGCCTCTTACCAGCCGATGCACATTGAGGACGACGGCAACGACGCCGTGCTCGCTTGGCTCTCCGAGCAAGGCCTCGTCATCAACCCACCGAACAGCACAGGCTGGGCGGGCGTCGTGTGCCCGAACCACGCCGAGCACTCCGACAACAACCCAGAAGGGCGTTATCACCCGGTGCACCGCGCGTTCGATTGCTTCCACGAGCACTGCGGCGACTGGAACAGCGAGCGGTTCCTCCGTTGGGTCGAGGCCGAGGGCGGCCCGGCGACGGGCTACGGCCTGCGCGATGAGCTGCTTGCAAAGACGATGGAGTCCGCGCTCTCGAAGATCACGCCGACCGACTCGTACCCTGACGCTGCGCAACAGGTCATCGAAGAGGTGCGCCGGCGTGAGCTTGGGCGACTGACTAAGAATGAATGGTACGAGCGTTTCGCCTATCTGCAGGACGACGACGCGTACTTTGATATGGTCGAGCGCCGCGAAATTTCGCGCGGGACGTTCAACGCACTTTTCCGTCACGTTTCCTCTAAATCCATACGCACCGGCCGAGCCATCGAGGCGTCCATCTGCTTCGATGAGCACCGCCAAGAGAAGGGCGCGCACTCACTGATCGGCGTCACCTACGCCGCCGGCGAGGACATACTCGTCTCGCGTGCTGGGCTCGTATATGGCAACCGCTGGCGCAACGCGCGGCCCGTCGTGAGCGGCGGCGGCGACGTGTCGCCGTGGCTTGAGCACTTAGAGCACATGATCCCTGACGCCGCCGAGCGCGCTCACGTCTTAAACGTGATGGCGTACAAAGTCCAGCACCCCGATGTAAAAATAAATCACGCCGTTTTACACGCCGGTCGTCCTGGTTCTGGCAAAGATACTCTCTGGGCGCCGTTCTTATGGGCTGTTGGCGGGCCTCTTAACGTAAACGTGTCGATGGTGCGCAACGAAGAGTTGTCGAGCCAATGGGGCTACGCGCTCGAAGCGGAAATCATGGTCATTAACGAGCTGCGCCAAGCTGAGGCCAAGGATCGCCGCGCGTTGGAAAATCAGCTCAAGCCTATTATCGCGGCTCCGCCTGAGCTTCTGCCCGTCAACCGTAAGGGTCTACACCCGTACGATGCCTTAAACCGCATTTTCGTCCTTGCGTTCTCCAACGAGCGCGCCGCTATCAGCTTGCCTTCTGACGATCGTCGCTGGATGGTCGTCTGGAGCGAGGCCGAGCGTCTGCCTGAGCGCGACGCGGCGCGTCTCTGGGCTTGGTATAAGGCCGGAGGCTTCGAGCAAATTGCCTGTTGGCTTTCCTCATACGACGTTTCCAAGTTCAACCCCGGCGCCGTCCCGATGATGACAGAGGCCAAGGCCATCATGATCGACGCGGGCATGAGCACGGCCGAGTCGTACCTTGTCGAGATGATGCGCGCCCGCGCGGGCGAGTTCGCGCGCGGTGTGATCGGCTCGCCGTTCCACGCCGTGTGCGATCGCGTCGCCGGCGCCATGCCTGCAGGCGTCAAGGTGCCACAGTCGGCGCTGCTGCACGCGCTACGGGAGGCGGGCTGGCAAGACTTGGGGCGCGTCGCGAGCGGCGACTATCCCTCGAAAAAGCACTTATTCTGCGCGCCCGATATGGTCACGCGCAGCAAGTCGGAGCTCAGGCGAGCGGTGGAGCCCACGGCGCCGCCGTCACTCGCCGTCGTTAAATAACCAAGCGCAGATCACCGCCAGCACCGCGCCAATGAATAGCGCGATCACGTCGGCGGCTCTAGGCGTCGCAGTAGCTCACGCTCTAGGGCCTCGTACCCTAAAGCGCGAGCGGCTACCGCCTGCAGCATGATCACGGCGCGGCTACACGGCGCGCAGGCTAGTATCCCTTCGAGCGCCTGCCGGTAGCGCTCCGCGCGCTTGTCGGGACTGTCCAGACGCGCGGCGGCGGCTGGGCCGTGTGGCACGTCCTCAGCGCCGAATAAGTCGCGCAGCTCGTCATCTGATATTTTCGCCATAGCTCACCAGTAGTCGCGACCCGAGCGCTTCGCGCTCCACGCCGGCGGCGGCACGCTCGCCCATTCTCGCCGGCGGTACTCGTCACGCCGGCGCCAATAGTTCCACAACCATCGAAGCATATTTCAGCGCCTCTCTGCCTGTTGTATCAGCTCCGTCAGCGTTTTCAACTCGCCGCGCAAGCTCTCGAACGCCTGGCGCTCGCGCTCCGCCCAGGCGTCACCCTCAGCGCGAGCGCGCGCGTACTCTGGCGGCCAGTCGGCCGGCGCGCGCTCGTCGTGGCCGGTTCCATCACAAGCCCAGCAGGTGACAGCGCCGCCGTCGTCGTCGACGGCAAGCGCGTCATATCCTGAGCCCGCACAGCATGAGCAGCGCGGACGGGCGCCCATCAGAGCGCGCCCCATGCCGCAGCGCCCGCGCGCCGCTTGAGTGTGAAATTCGCGAGCGGCCGCCGCGTGAGAATGTTCGACGCCGGCCATGCGAGCACGACCGTCTCGGCGTCATATTTCCAGCACCCCTCCTCGGTGCGGCCGTCGTTGAGATAATAAAAGACGCGCCGCATGTTCTCGACGTTGGCCGGCGTCGTTTTGAGCGCGGCCGCGTCGATGGTAAGCGCGCACGGCTCCGTCGTCAGAATGGTGCGCCCTTTATCCGGCGGCGCCATGCCCGCGATCGCGAACACGTCCGCATGTGCGGTGGTGGCGGTGGCCGCGATCGCGGCGAGTGTCATCAGCTTTTTCATGTGGTCATCTCCTGTTGTGGTTTACATGGTGGCGATAGCTGCAGCGCCCGATAAAAATCGGCCGCCGATAGTCCGCATTGAACGATCAAGAAATCGGAGCGCGGCGGCACGTCGTCGAGGTGCCCGGCGTCTACCGCATAGCGGCAGTCGCGCAAGTGCTCCGCCAGCGCCGCGTCAGCCTCTTCATAGCTTGCAAACGTCTCCGGCTCGCCGTCGGCGCTCCAGACGTTTTCCATGTAGTCGCCGACGCGCGTCAACACTTCCCAGCTGGGCGCGCTCATGGTGCACCGCCAGTGGCGCGCTCGATCAGCTCTCGCGCGGCGTCGATCAACTCGATGTAATGACCGAATTCAGGCAAGTTTGCGACCCGTTCAGCGAACGCCAGTAGCGCCGGCGCCGCCGCTATCAGGCGCGCGTCCGCCTCGCGTATCGGCGACGGGTCGCAGACTGTCGCGCCGTCGGCGTCGACGATCATGCGATAGTGTGGCGGCGCGTCTGGTACGTTATCCGCCCAGAACCATGGGCCGGAAGTGTGCGCGCTCATGCCGCACCGCCTGCAGCTGGCGCCGCGTCGATAATCCAACGGACGGCCTCACGGATTAGCGCGGCATATTCCGCAACATCCTCGCCGCGCTCGATAGCGGCAAGATAGGCGTTTATGTGACGGCGCGCGTCGTGTACTGACTTATAGTTGGCGCTCATGAGAACCACCGCCGCGCGATCGTCGCGCCCAGCTCACGCCGCGCAGCCTCGCGGATCATAAAGCCCAGCACCGCGTCACCCTGCTGCTCGCGCAGCCAATCCCATATAGCGCTCGCCATCACGCGGCACGCCGCCGCGCGGTACTCCATCGACCAATATTGGCCGGTGGTGTAGTCGAGTCCCTGATCGGCTGAATATGAGAGGCGGCTCGACTGATCGAGCGCTGCCTGCAGCATCGCGCCGGTGATCGACGGCCGCAGCTCGATGTACCGCAGCATGATGCGCGCATGGTGTAGCTGGGTCGTGATCGAGCGCGAGTCGCTGCGGTACGCGGCGCGCCCGGCGGTGTCGCGCCAGTCGGAAATATAGTTGCGCGGATCGAGGCCCGGCCGCTGGCGGATCCAGCTATACAGCGCCTCGATGATGTTGTCGCGCAGGGGATCGGCCGGCGGATAGCTGGCGGCGGTGGTCGATTGTGTGGTCAACATGGTTTGATTCTCCGATAGGGTAAAAAGAGGGCGCCCATGGGCGGCGCCCGAGTGGAGCAAAGGTTAGGCGGCGCTCGATACGGCGGCCGCAGCTTCGAGCGCGACGCGCTCGGCGGTGTCGTCGCTGTACGGGATAGCGTCATCATGCGCCATGCGGCACGCGGCGATCGGCGCCTCAGCCACCATGCGATCGCGCAGCGGCATGATGATGACGACCATATCGGGATCGGTGTCGCACACGATCGAGGGGAATTCGCCGCGCTGCAGCACGCGCACCGCATGGTGGCCCGCCTTCGCCTTCGAGATGTTGCGCGCGATCGCGAGCGCCGCGCAGGCCTCAGTCACGTAGTCCGAATTGAGCACGGCCGGCGCGCCAGTGAGTAAACCGTCTTCGTCGCCTTTCGGGACGACCCTGCGCCAGTCGGGGAATTGGCCGTCGAGCGGGCGCCCGGTGACGTGACCCGTCGGCGTCGCGATCGAGAGAGAATTCTGCGCGCCGTCGATCGTGATCGACACATCGCATGCGCCCAGCGACTTGCCGCGCGCGTACTCGCCGCCGAATTGTTTTAGCGCGGCGTCGAGTAAGTCGTTCGGGACGATGACGGCGGCGCCCGCCTTGCACATGACGCCGCGCGCATGCGCGACCAGCATGCGGTGGCCGTCGGTGGCGACGACTTTGCCGCGCTGGGTATCGAGATAGACGCCGCAGAGATAGCGGCGAATGTCGCCATCGGCCGAATGGGTGCGCGCAGCGCGCAGGGTCGAGAGAGATACGGTAAGAGTGTATTGCACGGTAGTGGCTCCTAGGTTACTTGCGGATAATGTCGTCGAGCAGAGCAGCGACGCCGGCCAACAGGCCGGCGCCGATCGCGAGGTTATAGTCTTCGAGCACGATGGCGGCGCACAGTACGCCGACACACGTCATGACGATCACATCGAGCAGGCGGGTCATGAGCGCACCGCCGCGTCAAGGATCCCGGCCGGTAGGTTCGGGCTGTGGTCGGCGACTACATCCTCGTCGCCGTTATAGACGAGCTGGATCCAGCCGGCGCGCTTGCCGCACGCCTCGCGCAGTATTAACAGGTCGCCGCCTGTCGAGCACAGCGCGCCGATGATGTGCGCGGCGTCGCGGCTGTCGGTAACCACCTTCTCGCCGTCGGCGGCGCCGAACGGGTCGTCGATGACGGTGATCGAGTAGCCAGCGGCGAGCGCGCGGCGGACTAATCCGCGAATGATGCGGAATTCGATTTCGGCCATGAACTCAGGACGGGCGCTCATGAGCGCACCGCCGGCACGTCGGCGACGTGAGCTAAGCAACCGTTATACATGGTGACGCGATCGGCGAGGCCCAGCTCAGCGACGCGATCGAGCACGGCGCGCTGGGTGGCGCGACTGCGGGCGCTGCGGTGGATGATCGAGAGAGTACGCGCCGCCATATCAGGCTGGCCCATGGTGACGTAGTACCCGGCGCGAATCATTTCAGTCTGCTCATTCTTGGTCATGTCGTTTTGCTCCTATCTGCGCGGCCGGCGCGCGCTGTTGTTTTTGCCGACGAGCGAATCTCAACATGAAACGGGTCACGCCGTCAAACATTATTTGTTTGGGTCATTTGGGTCGCGTTTGGGTCATGGGATCGAGCTCGATGACCCATGCGCGCGAGCCTTAAAACATAGGGCGCGAGAGGTTTTTGGGTCATTTAGGTCATGTTTTTATATCAATTTGTAAAGCTGTATTTTTACTGTATAGGCATACAGCTCTCGCCACATCGGCGCGCCAATGTTTCGGCGCTCCGACTTTTTTCGCGTGACAAATTGACCCAAATGACCCAAAGCCTGCCTAGCTCCCCGGCGCTTGGGTCATTTAGGTCATCGGCCAACGCGTGACCCAAATGACCCAAAGCTCGATGGCCGCACGCTCGCGCTGGCGCGCGCACCGGCTCGCGCACCATGACCCAAATGACCCAAAGCTCGACGCGCTGCGCGCGCACCGGCTCGCGTGCTCGATGGCTGGCGGGCTGGCGGGCTGGCGGGCTGGCGGGCTGGCGGGCTGGCTGGCGCCGCGCAAAAAACGATGGGGGGGGAGGGCCGACCGACCGGCCAAAAAAATGCTATGAGGTGTCGCAAAAAATTTTTTATTTTTTAGCGAACCGCGCTATGCTCACTGTATGAGCTTCCAGTCCTTACCCTTCGCGCCCCGCGAAATCAGGGCGACCGAAAAAGTGTTGCAGGCGATATACGACGCCGCGAAGATTGGCCTTAAGGGTGACACGCTGGCGCTGGCCGCCGGGTTGTTGCCAACGGAGTACCGGCGCTTATGTCAGTTAGATCCCATAGCCCAAATGGCCGAACAGAAAGGTCGCGCCGATGGCGAGGCTGAGGCATCCACGCAGCTACACCTTGCGGCTAAAGCCGGAGACACCAAAGCCTCCCTTGCCATCCTTACGCATGTGCATGGCTGGGTGGCGAAGCAACAGGTGCAAGTCGACATCAAGCAACAAATCAGTATCACAGCGGCGCTGCAGGAAGCGGAATCTCGCGTCATTGCTGGCCGACTATCTGAAAACGTACGCGCCCCACTGACGATCGAAGGCGAACATGCAACTGCCGATCTATAACGCCGAAGATGAACAGCTCTTAATGAGCAAACTCTGGTCGCCCACGATCAAGGACGACCCCGAGGCGTTCGTGCGGTTCGTGTTTCCGTGGGGGCAGAAGGGCACCCCGCTTGAGCACTTTATTGGCCCGCGCACATGGCAGCTAAAAATGCTGCGCAAATTTGCTACCCATATCCGCGCTAACAAACAGCGCGAGGCGTTCGAGGTGCTGCGGGCGGCGACGGCCTCTGGGCGCGGTATCGGCAAGTCGGCGCTGGTGAGCTGGCTGATCTTGTGGATGCTATCGACGCGCATAGGCAGCACAACTATTGTGTCGGCCAACAGCGAGGCGCAGCTACGCTCGGTGACGTGGGCCGAGATCACTAAGTGGCTGGCGCTGATGATCAACAGCCATTGGTTCGAGGTGTCCGCCACGCGGGTGATGCCGGCCAAGTGGATCGCGGAGCTGGTCGAGCGTGACCTTAAGAAGGGCACGCGCTACTGGTCAGTTGAGGGCCGGCTGTGGTCGGAGGAGAACCCCGACGCGTACGCGGGCGTGCACAACCATGATGGCGTCATGGTCATCTTCGACGAAGCGAGCGGTATACCTGACCCCATCTGGGCGGTGTCGGCGGGCTTTTTTACGGAAAACACACCGAACCGCTTTTGGTGCGCGTTCAGTAACCCGCGTCGCAACGAGGGGTACTTCTTCGAGTGCTTCAACGCCAAACGGGCGTTTTGGCAGACCGAGAGCATCGACGCGCGTGAGGTGGAGGACACCGACAAGGCGGTGTACCAGCAGATCATCGACGAGTATGGGCCGGACAGTCCCCAGGCGCGCGTTGAGGTGTACGGTCAGTTTCCGCTTGAAGGTGACGATCAGTTCATTGGCCCGTCGGTAGTGGACGCGGCGGCGCACCGGCCAAGGTGGAAGGATGAGACGGCGCCGATCGTGCTTGGGGTGGATCCGGCGCGCTCGGGCGCCGACAGCACCGTGATCGTGGCGCGGCAAGGGCGCGACATCATCGCGATCAAGCGGTACAAGGGCGACGACACCATGACGACGGTGGGGCGCGTCATTGATGCGATCGAGGAGTTCAACCCGGTGTTTACCGTCATCGACGAGGGCGGGCTCGGGTACGGCATCCTCGATCGGCTCAAGGAGCAGCGCTATAAGGTGCGCGGGGTTAACTTTGGCTGGAAGGCGAAGAACCCGGTGATGTGGGGCAACAAGCGTGCGGAGCTTTGGGGCACGATGCGCGACTGGCTGCGCGAGGGGTGCATACCGAACGATCGGCAGCTCATGACCGACCTGTGCGGGCCGACGCAGAAGCCGAACTCATCAGGTACGATATTCTTAGAAGGTAAGAAAGAGATGAAGTCGCGAGGGCTTGCAAGCCCTGACGCGGCCGACGCGCTCGCGGTGACATTTGCATTTCCGCTCGGGCAGCGCGAATATAGAGAGAAGGCTCGACGTGTTACCCAATATCAGGGCAGTATCTCGGGCAGTTGGATGGGAGCATAAGTGGCTCGCAAGTCTGTCTCACTGTCGGTTGGGCGCGGGGAAAAGCTGTCTACCAAGGCAGGGGCGGGGCTTACTGCTAAAGGCCGCGCGAAGTACAACCGCGAGACGGGGAGCAAGCTCAAAGCCCCCGCGCCCAGCCCAAAAACCAAGGCCGATGCAGGCCGCAAAAAGTCATTCTGTGCACGCATGAAAGGTGTTGTGCGTAACGCTAAAGGCCCGGCAACACGGGCTAAGGCATCACTCAAACGATGGAAGTGCAGCTAATGGCAGCTAAACGGGGTCTATATGAGAACATCAATAGAAAGCGTGCTCGCATCGCTGCAGGCAGCGGTGAGAAGATGCGTAAGCCTGGTGCAAAAGGTGCTCCTACCGCCAAAGCTTTCCGACAGTCCGCCAAAACGGCCAAAAAAGGTAAAAAGTAATGAACTACCGAAAAATGACCGGCGTGTCGCCCGGCGCAACGATCGGCGACATGATCGTGCAAAGCCGCGTAAATCCGCCAAAAATGCAAAAGCCCCGGATGCCAAAGCGCGAGATGAGTGAAGACGCCATCCGTACGACGGTGGACTTCATGCCCTCGCCGGGGCGCCCGCGAGGTCGCGGAGGGATGCGCTAATGCCTCTGGTTAAGAGTGCAAGCAAAGCGGCGTTTCGCAAAAACATTGGCGCCGAAGTAAAATCCGGCCGTCCCGTCAAGCAAGCGGTTGCTATCGCGTATGCGGTCAAGCGCCGCGCGGCGGCTAAGAAGGGCAAGAAGTAATCATGGCTAAAGACCCGACAGGCATAAAGGGCGCGGCACAGGTCGCCAACAGCCCGCAGTCACGCAGCACGCGTGATGCTGCGGGCATTTTGGCGACCATGCGCAAGCGTTTGGAACAGTCCTTGTCGGCGTACAGCGAGTCCCGCGACAGCGAACTCGATGACTTGCGCTTTATGGCGGGCTCCCCGGACAACCGCTGGCAGTGGCCGCAAGAGGTGCTGGCGACTCGCGGTGCGGTGCAGGGTCAGACGATCAATGCGCGTCCGTGCTTGACGATCAACAAGCTCCCGCAACATGTGCGCCAGGTCACAAACGACCAGCGCCAGAATCGCCCCTCGGGTAAGGTCATCCCGGTTGATGACAAGGCGGACATCGAGGTCGCCGAAGTCTTTAACGGCATGGTGCGGCACATTGAGTACATGTCGGACGCGGACGTGGTGTATGACACGGCGTGCGACAACCAAGTCACCTACGGTGAAGGGTACTTCCGCATTTTGACGGAATACTGCGACGATACGAGCTTCGAGCAAGATTTGCGTCTGCAGCGTATCCGCAACTCGTTTAGCGTCTACATGGATCCGCACATTCAAGATCCGTGCGGCGCTGACGCTGAATACTGCTTCATCACGGAAGACATGCCTCAGAGCGAATTTGAGCGCAACTTCCCGAACGCCGAGCCGATTTCGTCGATTGCCATTCGTGGTGTAGGCGACGAAGCCATGTCGCAGTGGATCATGGAAGATACGGTGCGTATTGCGGAGTATTTCTACGCCGTATACGACAAAGCCACGCTCCATTTGTATCCCAACAACCAAACTGCCTACGCCGGATCACCCGAAGCGCGGCAGATGGAGATGATGGGCGTGCGTCCGCTGCGCACCCGTGAGGTCGAAATCCGCCGAATTAAGTGGATGAAGACCAACGGCTACGAAATTTTGGAAGAAAACGACTGGCCGGGTAAGCACATTCCGGTTATTCGCGTGATTGGCAACGAATTTGAGGTCGATGGACGCCTGTACATCTCAGGTTTGGTGCGAAACGCCAAAGATGCCCAGCGCATGTACAACTATTGGGTGTCGCAAGAGGCCGAAATGCTGGCTTTGGCGCCAAAAGCGCCGTTTATTGGTTACGCCGGCCAGTTTGAAGGCTACGAACACCAGTGGAAGACCGCCAATACGCAAAATTACCCGTATTTGGAGATCAATCCCGACGTTACCGACGGTCAAGGCGCTGTTTTGCCGCTTCCGGCACGCGCACAACCGCCTTTGGCGCAAACCGGGCTTATTCAAGCCAAGATGGGCGCCTCGGACGACATTAAATCGACCACTGGATATTACGATTCGAGCCTGGGCGAGACTTCTAACGAGCGCTCAGGTCGAGCCATTTTGGCGCGTGAACGGCAAGGCGACACAGGTTCATATCACTATATTGACAACTTAGCTCGCGCTATACGCTACGGGACGCGCCAACTCGTTGATCTGATTCCTAAAATCTACGACACGCAGCGCATTGCGCGCATCATCGGGATTGACGGTGAAACGTCGACTGCGCGTATTGATCCGATGCAACCCGAGCCGGTGCGCGAAGTGCGCAATGAAATGGGCGTCATCATCGAGAAGATTTATAACCCGTCTGTCGGTAAGTACGACGTAGCGGTGACAACTGGCCCGTCCTATCTGACCAAGCGCCAAGAGGCGATGGACGCGATGGGTCAAATTCTGCAGGCCAACCCGAACTTGTGGGCTGTGGCTGGCGACCTGTTCGTCAAGAACATGGACTGGCCGGGCGCCCAGGAGATTGCCCAGCGCTTGCAAAAGACCATCGAGCCGCGACTGCTGGAGGATGAAGAGGATCCAGCCATTCAAGCGGCGAAAATGGAGAACGAGCAGCTTCGTGCTCAGATGGACGAGATGCGGGCGATGCTGGATAACGTCCAGAAGTCAATCGAAGCCCGCGAGGTCGACATCAAGGCGTATGATGCCGAGACGAAACGCATTAGTGCTGTTCAAGCGGGTATGTCGCCCGAACAGATCCAAGATATTGTCTTGGGCACCATCAGCGGCATGATGACATCAGGCGACCTCGTGGCGCCGATGCAGCGTGAGGCTATGATGCCGCCTGAGATGGGCATGGAGTTACCGCCGCAATGACCTGCGAAGTCTTTATCGGACGGCTGTTTTTGGCTCGGGATGTGACCCACAGCACCCATCTGAATACCCGCAACTACGCCAAGCACAAGGCGTTGCAAAAATTTTATGAAGGCATCATTCCGCTCGCGGACGGCTTTGCCGAGGCTTATCAGGGCAGATACGGCCTGATTGGCCCGATCGCATTAGCGTCAGCCCAAAAGTCGACCAACGTGCTCGACTTTTTGGAAAAGGAACTTAAAGAACTGGAAGAAATGCGCTATAAGGTCGTCAGTAAGGAAGATACCCCCCTGCAGAACCTTATGGACGCAATTTTCGAGTTGTATCTTTCGACCATTTATAAGCTCAAATTCTTGGCTTGAGGTATAGGCAATGGAGTTACTCAACCCACTTTCAGTCAGTCTGTTCCCGGCCAAGACTGCCTCTTACTCGGGTACTGCCGGGTCAACTGGCACCTGGGACGCTGGCCCGGAAGGCGTTGTGATTTGGTGTACGTCTGAAGCCTACGTTGTTGTGGGCGAAGGCGTAACGGCCACTACGGGCGGCACGCCGATCCCGGCGAATACGCCGATTCCGTTTAAGGTTCCGCAAGGTACGGGCGCTCCGTGGCGTGTTAGCGCCATTCAAGTGTCCTCTAGCGGCACTGTTTACGCAAAGCCGATCAACCAGAACTAAAGTCGATGGCTCGCTATTACGGCGTACCGTTGCGTAATTCTCTCGGGCTTGGCCTCGGGGGAATTATCTCTATGGGGCCTTCGTTAGACCCCGACTTTGTTTTTGACAATTTAGAGTTAGAAGACGGCGCTGACATTCTGCTTGAAGATGGCGGATTGATTCTGCTTGAAGGGTTGTTGCCGACGCTGTGGCTGGATTTCCAATATTCCACGTCGCTTGACCCCAGCGTCACCTTCTCCCGTGGCTCACAGGCAACGCTGTTTGATAGCACGGGTACGCTGAAGTATGCGAAGCATAATCTGGTTACTTGGAGCCAAGATTTTTCTCAAGCCGACTGGAGCAAAAATTCCTCAACTATCGTTTCTACGTCGGTAGCCTCGCCAATTACTAGCACTAATTATCAAAAAATTGAGGCTACAGTTGCCAATACGACTGTCGGAATTACGTCGATTGCTATTACTGCGGCAACTCAACAACGAACGGTATCGTTTTTTGCTAAACCTCTTGGTGACATCACCAGAGTATTGGTTGTAATTCAAGGCGCCGATGCGCGAATAAATGTCAATCTTGTAGACGGAACATTTACAACTAACGTGGCTGCAACAGGTTCAAGCGTTGCAGTTGCCGGCGAACGCTTTATTGTGTCAACGCCGACGTTAACTGGTGCGACCGGCGTTAGATTGTTCTTAAAGCGAGTCGGAGAAACAGACACAAATACGCCAACGACAATAGCAATAGGTGAAGGACTTTATTTGATTGGCGCACAGATGAACGTTTCCAACATGGAAGGCGGCGTCACATCCTCGCTGACGACATACTACCCCACGACTACGGCTGCGTACTACGCCCCTCGCTTTGACTACAACCCCTCTACGCTTGCCCCGCGTGGCTTGCTGATTGAGGAGCAGAGGACGAATAGCATTCTTCAGTCGGAAGATTTTGCAACGAGTTGGACTGCAGTTAGCGCGACTGTGTCGGTTAATTCCATCGTGGCACCGTCTGGAACTGTTACAGCAGATAAATTGATTGTTGATAATGGAATATCGACAAGCTCCTCTAGTATTCGTCAAGAAATTACAAAAGCCGCAAGTGCAATTACTTATACGTTGTCAGTGTTTGCTAAAAAAGGCGAGGCAAACACATTAAGAATGCTTCCAAGAGACACTGCTTCAAGCGCCAATGGCGTAGACGCACGTTTTAATGTAGACAACGGAACTGTGACTTCAGTTAGCACTGCCGGAACATTTACTAACGCATCTGGGGCAATTCAAAACGTAGGAAATGGTTGGTATAGATGTTCTGTTACCTTTACGTCTGGAACAGAAGTTTCAATCAGAAATCAAATTTTTCAATTAAATAATAACTCAAATTTTACCGGCAACGGTGTTGACGGTATATACATTTGGGGTTATCAATTTGAAACCGGCGCGTTCGCTACGTCCTACATCCCCACAACCACCACCGCGCTGACCCGCAACGCCGATGTCGCCAGCATGACGGGGACTAACTTCTCGTCGTGGTACAACGCGGCGGCTGGAACTTTGTTTGTAACTTGCGTGAACACAGGAACTCTTGGTGCAAATTCTCCAAGACCTGCTTCAATGAGCAATGGAACAAACAATAATTTAATTGAGTTTTTTGGATCAACGGCAACCGCGATGGGGTTTCAAGTCAACAATGGCGGCGCACCACAAGCAAACATAGCGCAAACTGCAAATAGTTTCACAGCAAACAAATTGGCAGGCGCGTATGCAGCAAACGACTTTGCATTAAGCATAAATGGAGCCGCAGTAGGGACTGATACCAGCGGAACCGTTCCGACTGTTGACAGGTTACAAATCGGAAATCGCCAAGACTTGGCAAGGCCGTGGAATGGCTACATCCAACTCTTGTCTTTCTACCCAACCCGGCTGCCTAACGCCACATTGCAGGCCTTAACGCTATGACCGACTACCATCTCCGCGCTAGTGACGCCACAGCCCTCTACGACGTATTAGAGGCGGCAGGCGTTGTGACCGAAGGCGATCAGGGCTGGCACGTTACCGACGGCCATAAGTACGCTCTGGATGTTATCGGTGATGTGTACAAGCCGACCGGCGAGACGATCCAGACCGACGATGGTGAGCAGAATGTGTTGCGTAATGTCGGCGGGTTTCACGCTAATTTGCGTGTCATAGATGCAAGCAAATTTGACGCTGATAAGATTGCGTCAATTACTATTGAAACGCCTAACAATCCTGTTAAGGCTTGGGCGTAGGAGGCTTTATGGCTACAGACAAAAAGATAAGTCAATTACCGTCAGGCGCTCCTGCGCTTAGTACAGACGAGACTGTAATTGCTCGCGGCGGCGCTAACTTTAAATTGACCGTTGCTCAAGTGGTTGGCTTCTTGGGTACGCCGATCACTGTTGCTAACGGCGGTACGGGGCTAAGTTCTACGCCCGCTAATGGTCAGGTAGATATTGGCAACGGCACCGGCTTTACGCGCACTACGCTGACTGCGGGTAGCGGCATTAGCGTTACCAACGGCGCTGGCTCGATTACGATTGCCGCTACGGGTACTAGCCCCATTCCGGCAGGTTCAGCCATGCTGTTTGTGCAGACGGCTGCACCGACTGGCTGGACTAAATCGACGACGCACGATAACAAAGCGCTGCGCGTGGTGTCGGGTTCGGCTAGTTCTGGCGGCTCGGTTGCGTTTACTACGGCGTTTGCCAGCCAAGGTGTTGCCGGTACGATTGGCAACACGACCGCGACTAACCAAGCCACTACAGCTACCAACACGGCAACTACGGCCACCAACCAGAACACGACGGCTGGTGGTAGCGTCTCAACGTCGGTTAGCGGTAGCGTTAGCGGCAGCGTTGGCAACACGACTCTCGGCATTGGCGAAATGCCTTCGCACAGCCACACCTTTACGGGTTCCGGCGGGTTGGTGCCTAACGGCACGTTTAACAACGCCATTCTTACCGCCGGTACTTACGGCACGAGCGCCGAGGGTGGTAGCGGAGCGCACGGTCACGGATGGTCAGGTAGCTTCTCTGGTAGCGCGTCGTCTAGTTTCAGCGGAACGGCGCACAGCCACACGCAAGACTCGCACAACCATACGCAAAACTCGCACAATCACACCCAAGACGCGCACAATCACTCGTTTACGGGTACGGCGATTAACTTGGCTGTGCAGTATGTTGACGTAATCGTGGCGACTAAAGACTAAGTATGAAGATTGAGCCAAAGCCGAACTGTCCCCTTGATGGTTTTAAGCCATGCCGCCAACTGGAGTGCACATGGTTTATTAAGATTCGTGGGTATCACCCCAACACGGGCGATCCTATTGATGACTGGGGCTGTTCGATTGCTTGGTTGCCGGTACTGATGATTGAGAACAGTCAGCAGCAACGGCAGACGGGCGCTGCGGTAGAGTCGTTTAGAAACGAGATGGTCAAGGCAAATCAAACAAGCCAACAGGTTTTGTTAGCCACGGCTGCCGCGTCTAACAATTCAGACATTAAATATATCGAGGTCAAATAATGGCTCGTATTACAGTTGTGAAGCCCGACGGGCTGGTTATCGTGGATAGCGAAGGCTACAACGGTCTTGATCTGTCGTTTTTAGAGGCCGGTATTCACGCTATTCAGTGGTATCACACGTACGGCGAAGTTGAGCGCAAGGACGATCGCGGTCGGCATTTGCCCAACGAAGAGATTACTTCGTTTGACGCCTACGAAGCGCCAGTAATGGCGGCTTGGCAAGCAAAAAAGGCTGAAGTAGCGACCGCTCGCGCGGCGTTGCAGGCTGCTTCAAATGGCTAAGTGGAACGTCTCTAACATCGAAGTGAAGGACATTGACGAGCTGAAAAACGTCATTGTCAAAGCACTATTCGAGGTATCCGAGCACGATCAAGGGCGCAATGCCTTCTTATCGGGCGAAATACATTTGTTACCGCCGAACGCGGCCACTTTTACTGAGCTTGGTTTTGTGCAGCTTGAACAAGCGGTGTCGTGGGTCAAAGAGGCTTTGGGTGACGAAGCCGTGACCAACTACGACGCGTTGATCAAAAAGATCATCGACGATCAGCCCATTCCAAAGCCCGAAGTGGCGCTGCCGTGGGCACCGAAGTCGGAACTGCCGGTTCCGAAGCGATAACGGAGTAGAGCATGACGACGGTTAAAATTTCCGCACTGCCCAATCCTACCGGCACGCTAGACGGTACAGAGCTTAATCCGGTCGTTCAAAGCGGCGTTACGGTCAAAGCCGCATCTAACGCTTTGGGTTACAAGCGCACGGGCACTGGCACGACTGCTCGCACTTTGACGAGCAAAGTCGGCGAGCGCGTCAGCGTTAAAGACTTTGGTGCCGCTTGTGATGGCACAACTAACGATACCGCTGCTGTGCAAGCTGCGATCGACTACTGCGCCGCTAACAACTGGCCGACGCTGGTTATTCCAGGCAAATGCCGCATCAACTCGTCGTTGATCATCAATCGTTTGGTTAACCAAAACAGCGACGAATTCTTCATCTGCGGCGAAGGCCCGGATGCAGGCTTTTTTACGGCTGGCAACGTCGTTATCTTCAACTCGACGCTGCCGTACACCACGGCTCCGCAGTCGGAGTTTGTGACGTTCGATAACATTCGTTTTGAATCGTCTAGCTTCTTTAACGCAAGCTACGTGCTGTCGCCGAACTTCTTGCGTATCAAGTTCCAGAACTGCGTATTCTTCTTAATTCGTTGCATGATTTCGCCGATCTACGCGCAGACCATATACTTCTTAAATTGCAACATTCGCAACAACCCGCCCAATTTTTTGAACGTAACGGGTTCTTACGACATCAAGTTTACGCATTGCATTATTGAAAACGGCTTTACGATTATCCGTAGCGTTGACGTTGCTCGCGGCACCAATAGCCTGACGTTCACTAGCTGCGTGATTGAAGGTATGCAAGGCAGCATCGGCGACATTACCGGCGCTACTGGGTTTGCCTTGACCAACTGCTATCTGGAAGCAAACTTTTCGCCAGATTTTAATTTTTTTGCAGGCGGTATCGTAAACAAAAGCATTTGCATTACGGGCAACTTTATCAATAACACGGTTGGCCCATCTATGTATTACGGGCCTACGGAATATGTGTTCTCCGCTGCAAACTCGGTTTTTCCAAACTTGTTCCACGACAACGCTATTCAATGCACTAACCTGATTTCTACGGCCGACTACGCGCCAGGTGGCATCACATTTGGCGCTAACGTGCAGGTTGTGAACGGCGTTACCCGCGCCGGTAACGCCTCGACAACGGCGTGGACAGACACGAGCAATCAGTTTGCCAAAGACACTAGCGGTCGATTTGGCGTCGGCCTTCCAATTCAAGGCGACGTTAAGTTTGCGATTGCAGGTTCCGACCAAACATCGGCGAACTACACCAATGTCATGTACGACAGCGCAGGTAACGTGACTGTTGGTTTCCGTAACGACCGACAAATCTGGATGCCCGCTCTTGGCGACTACGCCGACGATGCGGCTGCCGCTACGGCCGGAATTTCGGTGGGTAATCTGTACCGCACCGGATCGGTCATTAAAGTCCGCGTGGTTTAACAGAGTGGTTGCGCCCTGTTAAACCATACAGTATTGTTTACCTGTACTGGTGCGGTTCACCAGGGATTCCCAAGGAATCAACATGTCTGACGAAAACCAACTCTCTGAAGTTGTAGCGGCTGAACCCGCGCCGGAACCGGAAGCTACGGCGGCCCCGGAACCTGTAGAAACGCCAAATGAGGCGTCGCCGGAAGAGAAGCCTGCCAAGGTGTTCACTCAAGAAGAGCTGGACGCAATGGTTGGCAAAAGACTTGCCCGTGAACGGCGCAAGTGGGAACGAGAGCAAGCATTAAGGGTACAGCCGGCAACGACTGAACCCGCAGCGCTGCCTAGCAAGATGGAAGACCCGGACGCGTACGCAGAGGCTTTGGCCGAGCGTAAGGCAACGGAGCTTTTAGCTAAACGCGAAGCAGAGCGAGAAATGCAGGCTATTCGTGACGCCTATCACGATCGCGAAGAAGCAGCGCGGGACAAATACGAAGACTTCGAGCAAGTCGCGTATAACAACTCGCTGCCCATTACGACCGTGATGGCTCAGACGATACAGGCTTCGGATGTTGGGCCCGATATTGCTTACTATCTCGGCTCCAATCCCCGCGAGGCTGATCGTATTTCCCGCATGAGCCCTTACATGCAAGCCAAAGAGATTGGCAAGATCGAGGCTAAATTGGCTGACAATCCGGTTCCAATCAAGAAAACATCCAACGCGCCCCCGCCGATTAAACCTGTTTCGGCTAGAGGCACTAGCGGTTCGTCCTTTGAGACGACGGATCCACGGTCGATTTCGGCCATGAGCACGTCTGAATGGATTGAGCGCGAACGCCAGAGACAGATTAAGCAGTGGGAAGCACGTCGTCGCTAACAATTTTTCGGAGATAATTCAGTGGCTAATACACTTCTTACTATTGACATGATCACGCGGAAAGCTCTCGAAATCCTTGAGAACAACCTCGTGCTCACCCGCAACGTAAACCGTCAGTACGACAACAGCTACGCTGTCGAAGGCGCCAAGATTGGCACCACGCTGCGTATCCGTCTGCCGGATCGCGCTCTTGTGACCGACGGTGCCGCCCTGCAGGTGCAGGACGACAACGAGCAGTTCACCACGCTCACCGTTGCCAACCAGAAGCACATCGGCGTCAACTTCACGACCGCCGAAATGACGATGCAGTTGGACGACTTCGCCGAGCGCGTGCTCAAGCCGCGTATCAGCCAGTTGGCCGCCAGCATCGACGCTGACGTTGCCAACTCGTTCCAAAACATCTACCAGGCGGTCGGCACCCCCGGCACGACCCCGAGCAGCACCGCTGTTCTTCTTGCCGCTAACCAGAAGCTCAACGAGGCCGCTGCCGTAATGAGCCCCCGTTATGTCACCGTGAACCCGGCTGCGAACGCCGCGCTCATCGAAGGCATGAAGGGCTTGTTCAACCCGGTCAGCACCATCTCGGCGCAGTTTAAGAACGGCATGTTTGGCGAAGGCATCCTCGGCTTTAACGAGCTGAACATGTCGCAGTCGATCAAGCAGTTTACGACTGGTAGCCGCACTGGCGCGCACACTGTGACCACGACCATTTCGGCCCAGGGCACTTCGGCCATTGCCATCACCGGCACTGGCACGCAGGTCATCAAGAAGGGCGACGTGTTCACGGTTGCTAACGTCTACGCTGTCAACCCGCAGACCCGCGAATCGACTGGCTCGCTCCAGCAGTTCGTGGCAACTGCCGATGCGACGGCTGTGGCTGGTGCGTACACCGTAAACGTCTCGCCGGCGATCTACACGTCGTCGAACGCTCTGGCGACCGTTGATTCGTTTCCGCAGGCTGGCGCGGCCGTCACCTTCTTGGGTGCCGCTTCGACTCAGTACCCGCAGAACCTCGTGTACCACAAGGACGCGATTGCCTTCGCCACGGCTGACTTGCTCATGCCGCAGGGTGTCGACATGGCTTCCCGCCAGGTGCATAACGGTATCTCCATGCGCGTTGTTCGTCAGTACGACATCAACAACGACCGTATGCCGTGCCGTATCGACGTGCTGTATGGCTACTCGGTGATTCGTCCGCAGATGGCCGTGCGCCTCTGGGGCTAATTGTTAAATCTATTCACGGAGTAATTAAAAATGGCACTTCCTAATGGTTCTGGTGGTTATCAGTTCAACGACGGTAATGTTGGCGAGCCGCTGCTGTTTGTGCAGGGCGCCCCGGCGGCGTTGACTGCCGGCGCGACGGCTACCGCTGCTCAGTTGGCGAACGGTCTGTTCACCTTCAACGGCACGGCGGGAAACCTCGTGTTGCCTTCGGTTGCTGACCTCGAAGCCTACGTTTCGTCTGCCTCTAAGGTAGATGCGGCGTTCGACTTCTACGTCATCAACATCGACGCGGGCACGGATGACGTGACCGTGGCGGTTGGTACGGGCTGGACGCTGGTTGGCGCTGGTCAGGTCGACAACGGTACGTCGGGTCACTTCCGCGCTCGTAAGACGGGCGACGGTTCGTGGACTTGCTACCGCGTTTCGTAATGGCAACGCCCCCGGCAGAGCAATCTGTCGGGGGCACTACCTAAAGGGGTATTGATATGCCTAATACACAGGCGATTGGTGTTGCCTACGCTGACCCGGAGTTTCAGAGCGTTACCGTTACGGGCGAAGCAACGGCAGCAGACATATACGCAGGCGACGAGCTTGGGTATACCAGCGCGGCTCAGGGCGCTGTTACGCAGTTGACCGACAAGTCTACCGGCGTCACGCTTGATAAGAGCATGGGCCGGATCACGATGAGTAACGCTTTACTCGCCGGCGGCACGTCAGTCACTTTCACGCTAACTAACAACAGAATCGGCTCAAACGATGTTGTCACGGTTAGTGTGTCGGGTGGCGGCACGGTAGGCGCGTACTGGCCGTTTGTTGCCAGCCAAACAACCGGTTCTGCGGTTATTGGCTTGTACAACAACACCGGCGGAAATCTGTCGGAAGCCGTTATTCTCAACTTTTGCGTAATTCACGGGCTTTCGTAAGCCTTTTAATATGCCGAATATCTATCTTCGTCACGCCAAACACGGCGAAAAAGTTGCAATCTCGTGGTTGGAAGCGAGGGACGATATGGAGCATGGGTGGGAAGAGTTTGACCCTTCTAGCCCAGATGACTCAGAATCACCGGCGCCGGCAGAAATGTCGGCGTCGGATGGTTCCGACACGCCTAATGCTTTAAGAGCGCGCCGACGACGCAAGGAGTAATTGATGGCTACCACCGCTGCTGACCAGATCAACGGTGCGCTACGTCTGATCGGAATGTTGGCAGAGGGTGAAGTGCCTTCCGCCGCAACGTCCCAAGACGCTTTGATGGCGCTCAACCAGATGATTGACTCGTGGAGCACGGAGCGATTGGCCGTGTTCTCGACGATCGACCAAATTTTTAACTGGCCGCCAAGCGTTCGTGTGCGCACGCTCGGCCCCACCGGCGACTTTGTGGGCGAGCGTCCGATTAAGCTTGACGACGCCACGTTTTTTCGCGATGCCTCGACCAACGTGTCGTACGGCATCAAGATCATTAACCAAGAGCAGTACAACAACATTGCGGTCAAGACGGTCACGTCTACCTATCCGCAAGTGCTTTGGTACAACCCGACATACCCCAACATCGAACTGTATTTGTATCCAGTGCCAACCCGCGTACTGGAGTTCCACTTTGTGTCGGTGCGGCCTTTGTCTGAACCGGCCACACTTAGTACCGAGTTGACGTTTCCGCCGGGCTACTTGCGTGCGTTCCGCTACAACTTGGCGTGCGAAATCGCACCGGAGTTTGGTGTGGAGCCCTCGCCGCAAGTACAGCGAATTGCGATGTACAGCAAGCGCGACCTTAAGCGCATTAACGATCCGGGCGATGTGATGGCGATGCCGGCGGCGCTGATGGTCAACCGTCCGCGCTTTAACATCTTCACGGGCAACTTCTAATGAAGACGCCCATCCTCGGGTCGTCCTACGTCATCCGGTCGGTCAATGCTGCCGATAACCAGATGGTCAATCTGTACCCGGAAGTGGTGCCCGAAGGCGGCAAGGAACCCGCCTACCTGCAGCGCTGTCCCGGTCTTGCGCTTCAGACGACGGTTGGCACCGGCCCGATTCGAGGGTTGTGGTCATTAGGCAGTTACCTGTATGTAGTGTCTGGTAGCGAGTTTTACCGTGTTGATGCCAACTACGCGGCCAATAAAATTGGCGACGTGACTGGCACCGGCCCGGTGTCGATGACTGACAACGGCACACAGATATTCATAGCCTGCAACCCTGACGGCTTTATCTACAACAGCGATACGCTCGCGTTTGCGCAAATCACGGATCCTGACTTTCCAGGCGCCGTGACGGTCGGCTACCTCGATGGCTACTTCGTGTTTAACGAACCTAACTCGCAACGCGTGTGGGTGACGGCGCTGCTCGATGGTTTGTCGATCGACCCGCTCGACTTTGCCAGCGCCGAAGGCTCGCCTGACGGGCTGGTGTCGCTGATCATCGACCATCGCGAAGCGTGGCTCTTTGGCACCAACTCGGTCGAAGTCTGGTACAACTCGGGCGACCCGCTTTTCCCGTTGACCCGCATCCAAGGCGCCTTTAACGAGATCGGCTGTATTGCGCCGTACTCGGTCGCCAAGATGGACAACTCCGTCTTTTGGCTAGGCGCAGACCCTCGCGGTCAGGGCATCGTCTATCGCGCTAACGGCTACACCGGCGTACGCATCTCAACGCACGCCGTTGAATTTGCCATTCAAGGTTACGGCGACCTAACTGACGCGGTGGGCTACACCTACCAGCAGGACGGCCACACGTTCTACGTGTTGAACTTTACGAACGCGGACACTACTTGGGTGTTTGATGCGGCTACGGGCGCATGGCACGAGCGCGCCGGGTTCCGTAATGGTGACTTCAAACGCCATCGCGGCAACAGCCATGCCCGGTTTAACGGCGACCCGATTATTGGCGATTACGAAAACGGCAAGCTGTACGCATTTAGCTTGGACGTGTACGCCGATGATGGACAGACTCAGAAATGGCTGCGCCGTTGGCGCGCTTTACCGCCAGGCGCCAACGACCTCAAGCGCACCGCTCACCATACGCTGCAGATTGACTGCGAAACAGGCGTAGGGCTGCCGGGCTATGCGCTTAACGATGAGCCGCCCTACCTTGGTACAGAGCTGCTGGAAATCCTGCAAACGGAGTCCGGTGACGACATTGTGCTGGATCAGGCGTTCACTCTTGGCGCCAACCCACAGCTAATGCTGCGCTGGTCAGACGACGGCGGGCATACGTGGACTGGCAAGCGCCAAGCCTCAATGGGGCGAATCGGCGCCTATGGCACTCGCGTGTTTTTCCGCGCGCTGGGCATGACCGTCAAACTGCGCGACCGCGTGTACGAAATTAGCGGTACTGATCCGGTCAAGGTCGCCATCATGGGCGCCGAGCTGCAGCTTAGTCCGACAGGCTCGTAATGTCCCAGAACATCACGCAAATACCTGCCCCGCGTGTCCCGTTTATAGACGAACGGACAGGGCTTATTTCGCGTGAATGGTTCCGCTTCTTAAACAACCAATACGTGTTGACGGGCGGCGGCACCACGGCGACCACGATTGCGGATCTTGAGCTGGCGCCTTACCTGTCTTCAACAGTCGAGGACGAAGTAGCGGTGCTACGTTCGCAGATTGACGATCTGCAGAAACTTCCGCCGGTCATTCCGGCAGTGTCTACTAGCTCTGGCCCGACGCCTGTAACGACCACGCCGCCAGTGACGTACACGGCTGACTTTACGGTCGGTGCTACGGATACATGGATTATCGTCAATAAATCGGGCTCTACTTGCACGGCGACCCTGCCGTCGGCTTCGGCCAGCAGCGGGCGCGTTCTATACTTCATTAGTTACCAAGCGCAACTGTTGGTGTCCGCTTCGGCTAACGTCGTTCCCCAAGATGGCGGGTCGGCCACAACCGCAATTTTGGCGGCAAACGCCGGCGATTGGGCTACCATCGTCTCTGACGGAACAAATTGGGTTATCACGCAAGCGGCCAAATTCAACAACTTGCTGTTGGAGTGAGGATTTAAGCAATGCCAGTCTATCTTTCAGCTTTTGCTGGCGCGGGAGCGCAGTTCTTTACCAACGACGGCTCTTCCGTGCTGTCGGGCGGTAAGATCTACACCTACGCCGCTGGCACCACCACGCCGCAAACCACGTACACGTCTGTACTAGGTACGTCGGCGAACACGAACCCGATTATTCTCACCTCTGCCGGCCGCCTGCCCGAAGACATGTGGCTGACCGAAGGGCTGTTGTATCGGTTTGTATTGACTGATTCTGACGATGTTCAGATCGGCGATTACGATGACATCGGCGGCATCAATGACGTGTCTACCGAGTCGATTGCTTGGTCGACCATTACCGGGACGCCGACGACGCTGGCCGGCTACGGCATCACCAACGCGCTGACAACCGCGCAGGTTGCCGCCACGTATGCGCCGATTGCCTCACCCACGTTTACCGGCACGCCGCTAATCCCCGACAACGACACGGTTAGCGCGAACTATGCGGTGGGCTACCGAGAAGCCCCGCAAGTTAGCAAGACGGCTAATTACCAGTTGGTGCTGGCCGATCGCGGCAAGTCGATTTTGATGAATGGCGCGTCGCTAACGCTGACCATTCCAGCCAACTCGGCTGTCGCGTTCCCGATCGGTACGGTCATCATCATCGTCAACATTAACGCTTTGGCACTTTCGATCGCCATTACAAGCGACACCCTGACGCTGGCTAACAGCACGACGACCGGCACCCGCACCCTTGCGCGTAACGGCTTGGCAACTTGCGTCAAGATTGGCTCGACCTCGTGGCTAATCAGCGGAGCAGGACTGTCCTAATGGGCGGCGCTACCCTAGCAGCAGCGATTGCAGGCACGGCTGGCGGGTCTGGGAACACCTTTGACTTCTCATCTGGCTCCGGGTCTATCTCTATTCCGTCGGGGGTCACGAGCATGACCGTCGAGGTGTGGGGTGCTGGCGGTGGCGGCGGCTACGGTACGGTAACGAACATTTTTGGCGAGTTTGCCTACGAGCCTCAAGACAATCCGGGCGGCGGCGGTGGCGGCGGCGCTTATGTTAAGACCGTGCTGGCTGTCACTGGCGGCGACGCCAACAAGACCATTTTCTACACTGTAGGCGCTGCGGGTGCAGGCGGCACGGTCGGTGATGCGGTCGGCGGCGCTGGCGGTCAGTCAGTGGCGTACGCTGGAACGTATGCGTTGACCGAAATGATTGCGACGGGGGGCTTTGGAGGCTACGGTGGTATTGGTATCTACGGCAGCCAGCAAGGCGCTGGCGGCACGGCTTCTGGCGGCAATACGACCAACACTAACGGCAACGGTGGAGCGCCTTTTACGCAAACAGGTGCAGTTGCTATTGCTGGCGACAACAGCCTTACTGGCGGCGGTGGCGGCAACGGCGGTGATCCCGTCGAGGGCGGCGACCCAGGCTTGCCGGGCGCCAACGGGCGCATCCGGTTTGTATTTACATAGGTGACACATGGCAGTTAATGTCAAAGTCCTGATCCCGGCAAAAATTGCCGAGAACACGCAGACAACTCAATACACGGCTACCAACGTGTCGACCATCATCGACAAGTTTACGGCGACTAACTACAGCGGTTCGGCAGCCACTCTGTCGGTCAACCTCGTGACGCAGTTTGACGCCGCCGGCAACCAAAACTTGATCGTTAAGACCAAGACTCTGCAGGCAGCCGAGACATATACGTTCCCCGAGATTGTGGGGCATGTGCTCGCACCGGGCGGGTTTATCTCGACGATTGCGGGCACGGCCTCCGCCATCAACATCCGATCGTCAGGGCGAGAAGTGTCATGATCGTCCGTCCCGCTACGCTCGACGATCTGCCGGCGTACATGCCGCTGGCGGTCGCGTTCCACGAAGCCTCGCCCATCCGCCAGGCTATCCCCTTCAGCCCGGAAGGGTTTGCCGACTTCTATACGGCGGCCATCGAGAGTCAGAACATGGGCGTCTGGCTCGCCGAGCAGGACGGGCAGATCATCGGCGTTTGTGGGGCGCTGGTGTACCCGATGTACTTCAACCCGGACTACTGGGTCGCGCAGGAGCTCTGGTGGTACTTGTCACCGGAAGCTCGTGGACATGGCGCGGGCAAGGCGATGTATGATGCAATAGACGCGTGGGCGACCGAGAAAGGGGCGTCGGCGCTGTTTATGATTGCGTTAGAGGACGAACGAGCGTCAAAGATGGAAAAGCTGTACGTCCGTCAGGGCTTTCAACCGATGGAACGTACGTTCTACAAAGAGGTCGCGTAAATGGGAATCGCAACAGCAGCAGCAATCGCCGGTAGCGCCCTTGTTGGCGCCGCTGCGTCCCGTAAAGCCGGTAAGGTTCAAGAGAAAGCCGCTAAAGACGCGGCCGCAGAACGCGAGGCCGCGCTTGCACGGCAGGAAGAACTGTCTCGCCCGTACCGCGAAACGGGCCTTGAAGCGCAAAACGCGCTCGCCCGCCTAAGTGGTATCGGCCCGGACACCGGCGCCGCTGACTACGGTTTGTTTGGCCGCCAGTTTGGTGAGCAAGAGCTCATGACGGATCCGGGTGTTGGGTTCCGACTGCGCGAGGGGATGAAAGACCTTGACCGACGACTGTCGGCAGGCGGGCGCATGTTCTCTGGCGGAGCTCTTAAGGCCGGTCAGCAATACGGGCAAGAGCTGGCGTCGCAAGAATACAGCAACGCGTTTAATCGCGCGATGCAGCTGCGCGCCGAGCGTGCCAACGCGCTGGCTGGTCTGTACGGCGGCGGTCTGCAAGCGACGACTGGCTTTGGTCAGGACGTGGGCGAGTCCGCGCGCACCGTTGGCGATCTGATGACTTCGGGCGCTGCCGCTCGTGCGTCAGGCTACATCGGCGGCGCTAACGCGCTCAACAACGCGCTCAGTATGGGCGTCAATTACATGAACCAGCGCGACTTGATCAACCGCATCTATCCGCAACAAGGCGGCGTTATTCCGGGTACGTCAGCGGGCGCGGGTTCACCCGTGTACGCTGGCGCTCCACGTTCTATCTATAACGTCGGCCCGTAAGAGGGACACAGCATGGCCCTTGATCCTCGCATCGCACTCGGCGTTCAGCCGGTACAGATTCAATCGCCGTTTGAGTTAGCCGGCCAAGTTGCGGCGCTACGAGACGCGCAGCAGCGCAACAAACTGGTCGAGATGCAGATGCGCGAGTCTCAGCGCGCATTAGAAGAGCAGAACGCGCTGCGCCGCGTGGTGTCGGCGCCGGGCTTTTTTGATCGCCCGGACGCGCTTGAGACGGTGGTAGGTCAGTTTGGCGAGACGGGCGCTAAATTAGTCGAGGCAATTGGTAAAGGGCGTAAGGCTCAGACCGACGCCGCGCAAACGGAACTTGAGAATAAAATTAAAAATTCGCGCAGTCTCTACGACATTTTGGGCACCGCCGAAGACGACAACAGTTGGCAGGGAGTCTACAACCAAGCAAAAAGCGCAGGGTTAGACCTGACCGGCGTTCCGACTAAATTTGATCGGTTGTGGACTGCTAATGCTCGTCAACAAGCGCAAGGGTACACCAAGTATCTTGAAAATCAGCTTGAAGAGCGCAAGCTGGGTGTATCCGAGGACACGCTGAAATTAAGCAAAGATCGTCTTGCGTTTGAACGCGATCAAGATCAGTGGAAGCGCAACAACCCCGAATACGATTTGAAAGAAACGGCGTTAGGATTTGTGGCCGTCAACAAGCGCAACCCGAGCGACGTGCGCATGGTGATGGGCGGTGACGGTAAACCGTTGATGGGCGCGGTGGGGCAGAAAGCTACCGAAGATCAGCTCAAGACCGCGTACAACGCAAACCGCATGTTGTCGGCCGGCGACGTTATCGGTAAAGCCTTAAAGGCCAACCCTAATGCGGAAAAGCCGGGGTTTTGGGAAACGGTTGTCGGCAACACGCCGTTTATTAGCGGCGCCGTCAACTTTACCCGCGATGACGAGCGCCAGCAAATTGTTGCTGCGCAAATACAATTAGCCGATGCGTTGCTGTATCTCGCCACAGGCGCGGCGTATAACAAACTGCAATACGACAACAACCAAGAAGCGATAATTCCGCAGTTTTCAGATGGCGCAGGCACGATTAGGGCCAAGCGCAAGCTGTTTCTTGACCAAGTTGAGGCCGCTAAAAATAGATCGGCGTCCGCTTGGACGGACGAGCACGAGAAGATATACAAAGACATGCTGCAGATGTACGACACGCCGCTGGCGCCGCCGCCAGGCGCGATTAAAGACTTGATGGCGGATCCGTCTCCCGAAGCGCGCAAAGAGTTTGATGAAGCCTTTGGTGAGGGCGCTGCGGCTAAGTTGCTCAAACCCAAGAAATAGGCGGCATAAACCATGGCCGATCCGTACAGCTTCGCAAACTTGGCGCCGAACGAAGTCGCTAAAGCTAAAGACTTGTTCCGCGCTTACGGCCTTTCTCCGTTGCCGCTTGAGCGCGGCGCGGAAGGTTTTGACGTGCTGCCTGCTAAGTCTCGCGAGCAGTTGTTTAAAATCATTCGGCAAGCCGAAGCGCCGGCGGCCGAGAAGTTTGACGTGACTGTCACTGGCGAAGGTGGCCGCCCTCTAGGCACGGCCCTGCCCGGCCCTGCTGCAGCAGAGCAGCCAAAAGCCACAACTAATCGGTTTGCTAAGTACGTTAACCCGCCGGAGGAAACGGCGCCGGCGGCCGCTCCTGCGGCTACTAACCGTTTTGCTAAGTACCTCGACGAAGGTCTACCCGCACCTCGCCAGCCAACCACCTTTGGCGAAGACATGGCGACGATCGCGCGCGAAGTGATCAATCCGAACGTAGCGCCGTATGCAACGGCTGCGGGCGCTGGCTTTGCTTTGGGCGGCCCGGCGGGCGCCGCCGTGGCTACAGGCGGCTTGTTAGCGTCGGACTTGGTGGCTGGCGGTATTGTTAATCCGGTGCTGCAAGCCTTTGGTCGACAGCCCATGATGACGCCTTCTGAGGCCATCAACGCGATGTACGGCCCGGACATTGTTGCGCCTGAAGCGACTTCGAGCGCTCGTCGGGCTTTCCGTACTATGGGCGCGTTCGTAGCTCCTACTCGCGGGACGATTGGCGCGGCGCGTGGTCTTGTTGATGACGTAACCGGCAACGTGATTCGAGGCGAACAAGCGCGAAACGCGCTGGTAGAGCCGGGCGTTACCCGTAACGTCTTAACGACGTTAGCCGAAAAGCCAGGCGTGCAGACTGCTTCTGCTATCGGCGCGGGTACGGCGGTCGGTGCAGGCCAAGAGGCCGGCGTCACCGATCCATTCCAGCAGTTGTTGCTCGCCGCTGCGGGCGGTATTGCGCCGTCAGCTATCAGCGCTGCAGCTAAGCCGGCCATACGCACCGTCTACAACATCACCGAGCCGTTCCTGCCGGGCGGCGCCGAGAAGGTCAAAGCTCGCGCCTACCTCGAAGCGTTCGACAACGACCCGAACAAGGTGCAGCAGGCCATCAACCTGTTGGAGCTTGGCACGCCGCCTGAGAAGGTCGCGACTGCGCTCAACGCCTCGGGCTTTGCCGCGCTGCTCGGCAGCGCCCGCAACGCGAATACGATCGTCAAAGATCTCTACCTCGCTCGCGATGCAGCTTTGCAGCAAAACCAAGCAAACCGGCTGGCGACTGCCTCGCGTAGCGTCAACGCTTTGCAGGCGGATCTCGACCAGCAGCAGAAGAATCGGCTGGTGGCTCTGTCAGAGCAGGATGAGCTGGCGCAGCGCGCTGTGCGAGAGGAACGCGAGCGCTTGGCTGGCCGGTTGCCGAAAGAGAGCCAGCTCAAGATCGGCGAAACCGTAACAGAGCGCAGCGCCGATGAGCTTGATCGCGTTAAGACAGAGATCGTCCAACCCGCCTACCGCGCGGCGTTTGACGCTGCACCCGAGCCGTTTAGCTTCGACTTGGTAGCTCAGACCGCTCGCGCGCTGATGGACGACGCCGGGTATGTGTTTAACCCAGAACAGGCCCCGCTCACGGCTAAAGCAGTTGCCGCATATCAATCCAAGGTAGTTAAACAGCCATACGCGACGTTGATGGGCGAGCCGCCTATACGTCGCGAGCCGACAATGATTACGCTGGAAGACGCCGATGCGTTTGTTCAAGCGATCAACGAAGACCTAGCGGCGCTGGGCCGCGCCAACGACGCGTCAGCCAACAAGACTGTCGCCAATCTGATGCAGCTTAAACGCGCCGCCGAGCAAGCTATTGAAGCAGGCACGCAAGGCACCGAAGCGGCGAAGCTCTACAAAGACGCGCGTACCGCTCACCGTGAGCAAGTGATTGGCCGCTTCCGCACCGGCTGGGTGTCGGATCTGGAACGGCAGACCGTCACCAACGAGCAGAAGCTCGCGCCTGAGTCGGTCGTCAAGACCATTCTTGAGGGCGAACAAAACGCACTGCGGTTTGTTGCGGCGCTGGGTGAAGACCCTCTGGCCGTGGACGCGGTGCGTCGCGGTATCGTCGATCGCTACCGCCGCCAAGTGGTGCGCGACGGCGTTATCAATCCGTCGAAATCTGCCGATTTCCTTCGCGTAAATGACGATGCGCTCAATACGCTTGAAGAGTCGGGCATCAAGATCCTCGACGACTTGCGTCAGTTTGACGAAAACGCTGCGCGGTTGGCCGAGGCAGGCGAGACAGCAACGACCCGTGTGGCCGCCGAGTTTGAGCCGCGCTTGCGTGAGCTAAAGGAGCTGGAGCGCCGGGCGCGTACGCTTGCCAACCGAGTTGGCGTGGCGCCTGAGAAGTCGGCTGAGAAGCTGGATACGTTGGCGCAGTCGTCTGAAGATGTGGCAACCGTCATCAACGACATTCGCCAAGCCTTGCTCGACAAGCGCCGCTTCAAGACGCTGGTGCGCGAAGGCGTGGCGGCTGGCGGCGGTGTGCGTGAGCTCACAGCCGAACAGGCCGGCCCCAAGCTGCAAGTGTTCGACCAGCTCTTTACGTTTGCCAACTTCCTGCTCACCCGCGCTCAGGGCCGCGTCGACGCCAAGCTGGCGGTCGACATCGCTCAGGAGATGCTCAACTCGGATCCGGCTGCGAAGGCGCTGGCTGAAGCGATGGTTAAGGGCAAGCGGTCTGAATTTGGTGAAATGCTGCAGAAGCCAGCAAGCCGTCCGGGGCCGGGTGCGGCAGTCAATGTGCTCGCGCCGGTCGTCACAAACCAAAATGCGCTCAGGGAGTAGGCGTGGACAGCGTACAGATGCTTTTTAACATCATCATCGGTGTGGCGGCGTTCTTCGGTGGGTGGATATTGAACAACATCAGCCGCACCATCGAGCGCCTGGACAAAGACGTGCGCAACATGCCGCACACGTATGTCACGCAGTCGACGTACCAGCGCGACATCGACGACATCAAAAACATGCTGGGCAAAATCTTCGACAAACTAGACGAGAAGATGGACAAATGAGCGAAGACATCGAATTGCTGAAGGTGCAGATCAAGGCTGAACTGCAACGCTTGGAAGCCCACAGCAGCGCCAAGGATGTAGCTGGCAAGGCCATTGGCAAGGATGGCCTAAAGTACATCACCGCTATTGTGGTCATTGGCGTCCTCTCCAGCCTTGCGCTAGATAGCGACAAGATTGCCGCTGTCATGGGCCTGCTCGGTGCCTCGCTGACGGCCCTAATCTCCATGCTGGCGTCTATTGCCGGTACGGTAGAGAAGGAAGACAAGCCTGAGTTTGGCGTAATCAAAGAGCTGATCGCCAAGCTCGACAAGCTCGATCGTAAGGAAATGCCGATGCGCGTTGACGTGGAAGACGGTCACGTCATCGTGACTAAGGGCGATGACGTTGTGAGGGCAAGCAAATGATGACCATGATCAGTACCTTCCTCTCGTTCCTTGCGGGTGGTTTGCCCAAGATTCTGCAAATCTTCCAAGACCGGCAGGACAAGAAGCATGAGCTTGCGTTGGTTGCCGCACAGAAGGAGCGTGAGTTGGCTTTGGCCGAGCGCGGCTTTATTGCCCAGGCGCGCGTCGAAGAGATCAAGCTCGAACAGATCCAGACGCAGACCGCATCTGAAGAGCGTCAGTCGCTCTACAACCACGACATCGAGATCGGCAAAGGTGCGAGCCAGTGGATGATCAATCTGCGCTCGTCGGTGCGCCCGGTTGTCACCTACATCTTTGTGCTGGAGCTGGTCATCATCAACATCGCTGGCATGTGGTACGCGTGGAACCAAAACGTGCCTTTTGCTATCGCGCTGGAAAACGTGTTCAGCGACGATGAAATGGCAATCCTTGCCAGCATTATTGCCTTTCATTTTGGTGGACGCGCTTTCAGTCAAAAATGAAAGTTAGCCCCGAGCTGATAAAGCTCCTAAAACATCACGAGGGCGTGAGGCTACGCCCGTACCAGTGCCCGGCGATGCTTTGGAGTATCGCCATAGGCCATGTGATCGACCCGTCCCACATCGCGGTGAAATATGCGGATCGGAAGAACCTACCGATACCCCCAGGCTGGGATCGTCAGCTCTCTATGGGAGAGGTGGACGCTATCCTTGCTCAAGACCTTAGCCGCTTTGAGCGCGGCGTGGCCCGACTTTGCCCTGGTTCTGTTAATCATCAAGGCCAGTTCGACGCCTTGGTAAGTCTGTCCTTCAATATCGGCTTAGGTAATACACAGCGCAGCAGCGTCCGTATGCGCTACAACCGTGGCGACATCGAGGGCGCCGCCGACGCTTTCCTCATGTGGACGAAAGCGGCCGGGCGCGTGTTGCCCGGCCTCGTCAAGCGCCGCAACGATGAGCGGGCGCTGTTCCTCAGCTCTCAGTTCTGAAGCTCCGCGAGCAGCTCTTCGCGCTCCCTCGCATCGCGCAGCGCACAGAAGCGCTGGTGCAGTCGCACTAGGAACGTCACGCGTGGCTCGACGCGTCGACGCTCTAGCTGCATCAAATACTTAACCTCTTCCTCGCTCATGTCGGGAAGGGCTTTGTTTAGCTCGTGCCAGTTCATGTTTTCAGTTCCTCCAATGCAATATCCGATATGGCGCGCTTGTCGTGCAGCGCCGCCCAAATGCGCTCATCAACCGTCGAGTTGGTGATGAGAATGTAGACCCACACGTCGTGCGCTTGGCCGCTGCGGTGCAGTCGGCCGACCGTTTGCTCGTACTCTTCGAGCGACCACGGCAGCGACAGAAACACCATGCGACAACCGCCGTGCTGCAGGTTCAGCCCATGCCCTGCCGATTTAGGGTGTATTAGTAGCAACTCTATTTGCCCTGCGTTCCAGCGCTCTATCGCCTGCGGGTCGTCGATCGTCGCCGCCTGCGGGTAGCGCCGGCGCAGCTCGGCAAGCTGTTCAACAAAGTTATACACGATGATCGTATTCGCTCGCTGGTTCCCTTCGAGCACCTCATCGAGCAAGTCAAACTTATGCTCGGCAAACCACACCGGCGTCTGTGACGCGGTGAACTTGCCCGGCCGTGTCGGGTCAGCCTCGCGGTGCGAGTCGTAGACGAACCCCGAGGCCATCTGCTGCAGCTTGTTGGTAACGGCGCCGGCGTTCATCGCGATGACGCGCGCGTCGGGGAAGTCGTACAGGAAGTCCCGCTTCATCTTCTCATAGGGCTCGCGATCGGGCAGGTCGCAGCGCATCTCGACGACGTGCAACGGCGGCAGCTTGTCCTTGTACTGGCCGGGATCTAACAGGAACGTCGCCGGCTTGATGCGCGCCATGACCTGTTCCAACGAGCCCTTGCGCGGTGCCCACTCGCCGTACTCGCGATTGAGGCACACAAAATACTGTTGCAAGAAGGCGCCCTTGCTGCGGCCAAGCAAACCCTGGTCGATGATCTTGCACTGCCCAAACACGTCTTCGAGGCCGTTGGACGTGAACGATCCGGTCAGGCCCCAGCGCAGCTTCATCGGCTCGACGACCTTCTCGAACGCCTTGAACCGCTTGCCGCTCGGGTTCTTCAGCCGCGTCAGCTCATCGAACACGACGCCATCGAAGTTGAGCTGCTGCTCGGCGAGCCACTGCAGATTGTCGTAGTTAGTCACCACGACAGAAGCGCTCGATTTCAACGCCGCTTGGCGCTGCGCCGGTGTGCCGAGCGCGACGGCGACCGTCATGCCCGGCGTCCAGATCGGTTGCTCGACGGGCCACACCTTCTCGCAAACGCGCTTGGGCGCGAGCACCAGCCAACGCTTGACGACGCCCTGGGCGAGCGCGTCGCGCATAGCAGTCAGGGTAAGCGCCGTCTTGCCGGCACCCATCGGCGCCAGCACCATCGCGCGGTCGCGCTCGAAGAGGAAGTCAGCCGCTTCGTTTTGATACGGACGCAATGAAAGCATCGACCTGCTCTGTATTCCAGATAACCATGTATCGCTGATTGGTTTGCTGCATGACGCTCGCAAACACCTTCTGCAGCGGCGACAAGCGCCCGCCCTGCGTTTTCAACTCGACGAACCACGTCTGCCCATCAGGCAAACAGACGATGCGATCGGCCACGCCGCGCTGCGACGGCGAGCGGAACTTAAACGTCACGCCGCCGGCTACTTCGACCGCCCACGTCAAATACTCTTCGATTGTCTTCTCACGCATGGTCAGATAATAATTTACAAAACATCTATTGACAACCAATTTCGCCGCGCCTAATCTTGGCTCAAAGCAGTACAGGAGAGTCTAGTGTCACACAGTAATATCGTCGGCGGCAGCACCGCCAAACGCGTCATCAAGTGCCCCGGCAGCGTCAAGCTCTGCCAGCAAGTCCCACCAAAACCATCGTCGTCATACGCCGACGCCGGCACGCTGTTGCACGACGCCATCGCGCGTATGCTCGGCACCGACGCTAAGGCTGATGATGTGATCGGGAGCATCTATAACGGCATCGAGCTGACGCATGACTTGTATGAAGACAAGCTCGTGCCTGCAGTACAGGCGCTTAACAACATCGACCCTAATCAGGAACTCGAGTATGCCGTCGAACAAACTGTCAGCTTTGGAACTCTTTTGCCGGGCGTGTTTGGCTCTTGCGATATTATTGGGCGTCTTGGTGATCGTGCCGTTATATTGGATTGGAAATTTGGTGACGGCGTGGCGGTCGAGGCCGAGGAAAATCCGCAGCTAATGTTCTACGCCGCAGCCGCGATGCGCACGCCGAGCTTGGCGTGGGTGTTTGACGGCGCCAAAGAGATCGAGTGCATCATCGTGCAACCGCCCTCAGTCAAGCGCTGGGTGACGAGCTTCGATCGACTGCGCCTCTTTGAGCGCGAGCTGGTGTACGCCGTGCAGTTGTCGGAAAAGCCCGGCGCTGCGCTGCATGTGGGCGATCACTGCCGCTGGTGCGCAGCGAAGCCTATCTGCCCTGAGATGACAGGCGCCGCCGATCGCGCGCTTGCCAAGCAGGTGAAAGAGCTGAACGTCGAGGAATTGAGCAAGGCGCTGGTGAAGGCTGACCTGCTTGAGGAATGGATTAAAGACTTGCGTGCGCTCGCGTTCACGGCGCTTGAGAAAGGCGGCAAGGTGCCAGGGTATAAACTGGTAGCCAAGCGCGGCACGCGCAAGTGGATCGACGAGGCCGAGGCCCAGCGCGCGCTGCGTGAGCTTGGTCTGACCGACGATCAAATTATTGAACAGTCGATGGCAAGTCCTGCGACTGTGGAAAAGGTCTTGAAGAAGCTGAAGAAGCCGTTGCCGGAAGGCATCTGCACTTCAGTCTCTTCGGGGACGACGATGGCAACCGTGGATGATCCACGGCCCGAAGTCGTACAAATCGGGCAGCAGTTGACTGCGGCCCTTAATAAACTGATGTAAAGGAGTCTTGATTATGTCCAGTATCGTAAAGTTCTCTAAAGCCGGTCTGCCTGCCGTCACGTCGCTCACTACGGCGTTGCGTCAGATGGAAAACGAAGTCGCCGCCGTTGGCACCGCCATCTTGAAGATGGACAAGACGGGCCACTGGGTCTTTGGCGCAGATCAAACCGAGGTCGAGGATGACAGCCTGTGGGCCGTCAATCCGTTTAGCTTCGTCCACGGCTACATCGCGTGGGGTGATGGTGAGGTGCTAGGAGAGAGCATGGTGTCTGTCTCCGAGCCGTTGCCAGAACCGCCGGCGGCGCCGCCGCAAGCTCGCAAGGGCTGGGAGAAGCAAGTCGGTCTGTCGCTGAAGTGCATCAGCGGCGAGGACACCGGCCTCGAAGTGCGCTACACCACGACGAGCGTGGGCGGT